CTTGCAGGCGATGGGCTGCGCAGCAGTCCTGAATGTCGATACGCGGTCTGGCTGACACACCGCATTCAACCGTTTGCTGCCGCTTCGCGGCAGATCGTCGGCAAGCCGGACTCCTACGGCCTGCGGCCAGAATCAAAAGCGACATTGCGACCGCGCTTCTGCCCGGAGGGCGTAGGAGCCTTGCTTGCAGGCGATGGGCTGCGCAGCAGTCCTGAATGTCGATACGCGGTCTGGCTGACACACCGCATTCAACCGTTTGCTGCCGCTTCGCGGCAGATCGTCGGCAAGCCGGACTCCTACGGCCTGCGGCCAGAATCAAAAGCGACATTGCGACCGCGCTTCTGCCCGGAGGGCGTAGGAGCCTTGCTTGCAGGCGATGGGCTGCGCAGCAGTCCTGAATGTCGATACGCGGTCTGGCTGACACACCGCATTCAACCGTTTGCTGCCGCTTCGCGGCAGATCGTCGGCAAGCCGGACTCCTACGGCCTGCGGCCAGAATCAAAAGTGACATTGCGACCGCGCTTCTGCCCGGAGGGCGTAGGAGCCCTGCTTGCAGGCGATGGGCTGCGCAGCAGTCCTGAATGTCGATACGCGGTCTGGCTGACACACCGCATTCAACCGTTTGCTGCCGCTTCGCGGCAGATCGTCGGCAAGCCGGACTCCTACGGCCTGCGGCCAGAATCAAAAGCGACATTGCGACCGCGCTCTGCCCGGAGGGCGTAGGAGTGCGGCCAGAATCGAAAGCAAACGCAAAACTCTTGCGACCACCTACGGCCCTTATAACCGAACGTTCTAAAACTCTCACAAATCCTGCTGGTCAGTCTTTGGGTGGCCGGACTTCCCGTCCACGTTCCCCAACGGAAAACCGGTAAGGACTTTATGTGCGGATTAGCTGGTGTGCTTAGTCCGGGGGTTTTAAAGGCTTGCAGGGGGGGATTAACCCCCCGAAATACCCCTGTAGGGCACTGGTTTGGTACAAAAAGTGGTACGAGAATCACCACATCTTCCATCCGCAAGCGTCCATACAGACCACTCCAGCGCGACCCGTTTCGGCTGTGAATTAAAGACCTCTCCCTCCAACCGGCGTCCTGCCGACTACTACCTTCCTCCCTTTTTACGACTGCCCGTCAGATGAACTTCGTCATCCTGCCTCAACTGAATTACTGTATATACAGACAGTATTCTGATTAAGTGCGCATCATGGATATCCCTCAGAAGGACGAGATTCTTGCCGACTGGCATCAACAGATCGACAACCGACGGCTGTGGCTTAACCCCCTTGCCCACTATAAATATCTGATGCGCCTCACCGACCGGCTGTTGGACCTTGGCGCCATTGACCCGCTGGAACGCTTCGACATGGTTGAACTTGCAAACGCCGCCTTCTGCCATTTCACCGAGGAGACGTCCGCCGATTGGCGGCACCCCGCATCGGATTACGACGTTTACAACGCCGGCGGCGAACAGGTTGGGAGCATCCGTGGGAATCGATATTTCCTGAGCGCGGGTATGGCGCAGCCAGGCCCGATGGATTTCTTCGCCCAGATCCAGCGCGCCGACGGTCAATCCAAAATCGTCACGCGGTCGTACCAACCCTATGGCGAACTGATCGACCGGCACATCTTCACGGAAACCGGGCAGAAGCTGACGCTGGTCGAACGCAACCGGTTGTTTGCAGGCGTAGCTAGGACTCGCCTGGACGATCCGGATTGCTACCGCGCGACAGTCGACGCGGCACTGATCGCCCTGGAAGAAGGCAACATGGCTCTGTACGTCGAACTGTGGGAAAAAGAAAACTTCTCGATCTTCCGTCGCTGCTCGATCTGCTGCGATCGCTTTTATCTGCGTGAGGACTGCGAAGCCTGCGATGGCCAAGGCTTTCTCGAAGATCCTGAGTGCCCGAGCAAACTTCCTCTGTCCATGCGCGGTCAACCGGTGACGAAAACGGATTGATAGAGGTGCGCCATGTGCAGCCATTACGAAGCCCCGTCGCACCCGCAGATCATGAAAGCGTTCGGTGTTGAGGGTCCGGAGCAAGGCAGGCTTGATTTGTGGCCGACCTACATGGGCCCATTCCTGCGGCGACCCGAGCGCGACGAAGGCCAGGACGAGCCTGGCCCCGCACTTGAAATGCTGTCTGGATCCTTCGGCCTGATCCCTGGCTGGAGCAAAGACCCGAAGATTGCCCGGCGCACGTACAACGCCCGATCGGAAACGGCCGCGAAGAAACCATCTTTCCGCAGTGCCTGGAAGAACAGGCAGCACTGCATTATTCCCGCCGCAGCAATTTACGAACCCGACTGGCGTTCCGGTAAGGCCATCCCGACACGGATTGCCCGGGCAGACGGTGAACTGCTGGGCATCGCGGGCCTGTGGGAGTGGTGGCGCAATCCAGAAGGCGAGATCGTGCACAGCTATTCCATGCTGACCATCAACGCCGACGACCATACTTTCATGCGGGATTATCACAAGCCGGACGACGAAAAGCGGATGGTGGTAATTCTGCCCGCCGGGCTCTACAACGACTGGCTCGATGCGCCAGCCAACGAAAGCATGGAATTCATGCGGCAGTATCCGGCCGACCGCATGGCAGTGGTGCCAAAGGAGAAGGAATCATGATTTTGGATGAGGGACAGTTGCCGCCAAGGTATCGCGAGGAGATTCAACGGCTGCTGTCGATGATCAGCACGGCAGTGGATGCTGATACGACGCGAATCGTTGGCCGGTATGCGGAGGGAGTCGTGCGAGGGTTTGAGGTTGCGAAGTCGCTGAGGGATAGCGACATCGAGGAGCTATTCGTGATGATCGAAGCCGCGATACAGATGCGGCTTGAGTATCTGGCTTCTCAGTAAATTTCCCACATGGTAGCCAGCGCAACCGTAACCCAGATGAGCGTCAACAGTATTAAAACCCCAACAAAGCGCAAGTCCATGCCATTACCCCAGTGCTTCAGCCTCTATTTTGTGTAGGTCCTCCCATGGATGATCTTCATACTGGGCGTGCCCACATCCACGGGCGTGTTCGAATGCGCACGATGCTTCAACCTCGGCTTGCTCGGCCCGGCAGGTCCTGCAAAAGATGACGCCCTCTGCAATTCTCCAAAAATAACTCCATTTCACAAGCTTCTCTGAGCTGCTCATTGCATCTACTCCAGCTACAACCTCGAAGCGGGATTGATGTGTCACCATGGGCGCATCAAACGCCAATTGATATGTAAACTGAGCAACAAGCTTGATTCGGTAACGTGCGGTTTGATTGTGCAGCGGTTGCCACAAAAAGATGGACGCAGAGCAAATCGACGTAATGTGATAAGTCGGAAATGAGCGGCGGCGTTTTGTCTTTTTGTCCGCCCAAAACTCAGGCCTGGCTGTTAAGAGCTCGCAAAATCGGCGGTAAAATCCTAACAGCCAGGAACAGCAACGGGCTTTCTTGTCAATGAGCCGAGCAAGTGGCGGAACACTCCCTGAGAATCTACCCTCAAGCACCGGTAGGACGTCATCATTAGCCGCTCCTCATTTGTGAGGCCATCAGAGTCCATTGCACTACGCACGCCAATCAGAACATATAGAACGTCAGCTCCTGCACTTGCAATTGCCTCGAAATAGTTTGCTCTAGGATAACGCTCGTCCCGTTCGTACTGTCGTTGAGCATTCAGTTGCACCCCTCCTATCGCAGCGAACGACGTCATGCTCATGTCCAACCGATTCCGCTCTTCGTTCAATCGAGCACCTACACTGGTCATCCTTGCACCTCCCAAACGTTTGATCTGAGTAGAAACCCTAGCCAATGTTGGGTATAAATGCCGAAAATTATTTTCCGAGGTTAGCCGCGATGGATCCAGTCGGATGCCTCGCACAGCGTTAACGACTGAAAACCTCCCATGATTTTATATAGCTGGATCGAATATCCGCTCTAATATGCCTGGCATCGAACCTCGCCAAAACCGCGAGTTCTCATTATCTCTTTATTGGGTTCGTGACTGTTCGGAGACAAGCGTATGGAAGAGGATGGCGTTATCGCAATGAATCGACTTAGATCAATCGTGGACGAGATGGTCGATGCCGTTAGATCCTCCAGGTCTGAAGGACTGCATTCCCAATTAGTGGCTTACTGTTTAAGCCTTCGCTATCAAGGGATATATAGCGCCTGTGAATGGCAACGTATGTCTGAAGTTTTGGAAAGCGTCAGGCCCGCGTAACTCCCTCCGCTTACGGCACGTCCTTGAAGAAGATGTGATGCCCCAGCTTCAATGTCTGCTTGGCGCCCACGACCCACTTCGGCGGCTTCGGCATCGTGGTGGCGTAGTAGTGGGTAGCCGCGCCGGTCGGGTCAGGCACCTTCCCATCGACCACTTGATCAGCAGCAATACGACACTGCGCCAGCTCTCGGAAAGGGATCATCTTCATGCCAGTGAGGAACGGATAGTTCGGGTCGTTCGCGTTCCAACAACTGAACTGCCACGGTTTCTGGCACACGCCAGCATACCCCTCGCCCCACCACGATCGATCCTTGCCGTCATTCACCCGGTTGCGGATCGTCCAGGCCACGGCCACCATGCCCGCCAATCCTTCGCCGCGCGCTTCTGCCCACAGGGTGCGCGCCAGCACGTCGCGATCTTTGTCTGTCACGTTCATCGGTTTCTCCAGGCATAAAAAACCCGCCGAAGCGGGTCTGGTCGTTTCGTTGAGGTCATGCGGTAATGGCCGCGAATCGCACCGGCCAGGATTCAGTCGCCTTGCGCACATGGCCTTCGTGCTGCAGGTGGATACCGTCGTTGGTGATCCAGTTCGCAGTACCGTTTGCCGCCCACTTGTAGCGGTCGGTTCCACGTAGGGTTTCGCTCAGCATCACGTAATCGAACGGCCCAGCTGACAGCATGGCGTTGTACTGGTCCACCACCTGTCCAGATCCCCAGCCGAAGACGACGGTCTGACCAGCTTCGGTGGAATAAGCGTTGCCAACATCGTCCGAAGGCCAGTTCGTGACACACATCAGGTGATAGGCGCCGACGCGCGGAATGCCCTGTGCCCGGTTGTCGGACATGCGGATCAGCTGCGTGGCGTAAACCGACTGAACCGTGATGCCGTTCTCACCGCCGCGCGGCACGTCGTTGGCACCGCCTTCCAGCTCCGAGAACGTGCAATACCGCGCGAACCTTTGCATGCGGGTGTCATTGATCCCAGCCACAACCTTCGAACCCGGGATGGACCGCATAATGCCCGCCGCCTGTACAGGCATCATTTCCAGGCTGCGCTGCCAGAACCCGGTGCCCGAGGTCGTGCCCAGGCTGTCGTCGCTGTATGACGGAATCGACGTGCCGTCGATCATCCCGACCAGCGCGCCAGGCTCTGAGAACTTCCCGAGCATGATCGGCGTGTAGCAGGCGAACGTCTCGTCCGGCGCGGCGCCGGTCCATGTGATCGGCCCAGGTGCGGCGATGCTCGACGTGGTCGTGTTGGCAGGGTTGTACGACAGCGACTGGTCACCGGCGAACTGCGCCGTGCTGCGCGCTGACACTGCCATGAGCCCGCCGTTCGGAAAGGCCAGCTTCGTCTTGATCTTGAAGGTGGCCAGGTACGGCAGTTCAGCTACATTGAATGCCGACACAGGCACTGTCGTTGCGCGCAGTTCACCTGTGCCATCCGGAATGATCACCGTCTTCGAGTTCACGTCGAACAGGAACTCGATCACCTTGCCCGTCGATTCCAACTCCATCGACAAACCGCGCACGTCGCCATCGTTGCCGATGTTCTCGCTCAGGCCGGTGCTGGCATCGCGAGTCACGAACCACGACAGGCATGGCGTGATCTCAGTGACGCCCGGCCCGCCCGCAATTTTGTGCGTCACCCGCGACATGATCTCGCGACCTGGTGCAACCGGGACGGTCCAGTAATTGACCGCGTTGAACTGCGTGACCGCCAGCGTAGGGTTGGCCTCTCGCACGCCGGCCAGCTCATTGGCCCAGGCCACGACACCAGCGCGCTCGCTGTTCGTTAGTGCGCGGTTGATAATCAGCGCGCCCGACATATCGCCGGTGAGCGAATACGTGTCCGTGATCGCTTGGCCGGTCAGGAACTCGGCGCCGAAGCCCGGCACGACCCGTACCACTGTGCAGGCACTGCCCAGCGCCTCAAGAAAGTCGACAGTCAGCGATATGCCATCGGCCAGGTACAGGAACTGATCGCGCGCGATAGGCCGCTGACCATTGTTGCCCTGATAGGCATGGTTGCCGTAGACCGCCACGCAAGTCAGGTTCGCCCAAGAAATTCCGCCGCTGCCGTTGTTCGCACCCGCGATGTACAGCGGAGCGATGGCCTGCACGTTGTCTGGAGCACGGAAATAGACCGGGCCTGTGAATCCCCGAGGCGGCCGAATGATCTGATCGTCACCAATTTTGATGACCGGCTCAGTGTCGAGCGTGCCGTCATAGGTCCCTTCCATGCGATACCACTGACCAGCCACCCAGGCGGCCGCAGGATTGAGCTCGGCGCGGTCGAAGTTATTGCCTGTGCTGCCCGTGGCGTTTTTGGTCACCATGTTCTCGGAGACAGCGCCCTCCTTGGACTGATCCAGCCACAAGCCCACACCCTGGCCAAGCTCGGACACCGGTCGGGTGCCGTCGCTGTACTGGCGCTGGGTCGCGAGGTCTGATGCTTCGAAGTAAGCCCCCAGCGCGCCACGGGCGAATAAGCCCGGCATGCTGAACGGGCCCGGATCATTGGCGACTACCGTATTGGAGCCGAACAGGCGCCAGGTGCTGCCGATGGCATACGCCGGCACTGGCAGATCGCCCAGGTCGGTGATGAAAACCGTTTCGCGCGGGTGAGTAGCAGCCAGGTAGGTCGACTCAAGCTCGGCGATGGTCTTGGCTTCCGCCGCACCGCCACCAGCACCGCCGCCGAGGCTGCCCAGAAAATCCTGATAGCTGCCGGTGTAGCCTTGGGTAAGCCACTCCTGGTACGGCGACAGGCCTACGGGGCCGCGCAGCGCCGATTGGGTGTTGATAACCAGCCGTTCGGCGGTGGCCACAACGGTGATTTCTGTCGTAATGGTCATGCCGTAACCCCTTTCCTGACCACAACCGACACCGGATCGGTCGTGGCTATCTGTCCTGTGTCGGTGACGTAGCGAATATCAAATGACGCAACGCCCACCGGCCAGTCAGCCGTATCAGCCGACAGCGTGAATTCCCCATTGGCCCGATCGGTGAAACCCACAGCGAGGTCGTCAATGACCGCACCGCCCTTTCCCAGCGAGGCTCGAACCTCCCAATCCGTCAGGTCCTGCCCTACCCCATCCACCTTGGCGATCAGCGCCAGCAGGAATGAGTCACCGCGCGTTATCTGCATCGGCTGCTCCGTTTTGTGTGGTGCACGCAAACTGCGGGCGAAAAAAAACCGCTGCTAAGCGGAAATTTATGATTTTGATATCTCAGTATCGGCGAGCTATGGCCAGGAAGTGCCATCTATATGCGCTGAACTGTGCCCCCGCTCGTGATTCAAACGTTAGCAAGAACAGCGATGAAGCACTCAAACCGAAGGTTTCGTCTATGCTGATTTCAGAGGCTAACTAGAGGAAATTCAGATGTCAGACGTAAGACTTTCACCCGACCTGAAGCCCCATCCGTCGCTCGAAGGCTGGGTCATGGGGTGGGCTGTGATTGAACAGCCAAATCCTTGGAGCTTGGTTTCTGTCTATAGCACTCAGAAAGAAGCTCTCGACGAAGCAGCTTCGCTTGGCGGTGCTTATGAAGCCTTGTACGGATCGCACCACGTCGGGACCAACGATTTTATCGCGGCAACCCCAGAGGATTGCTGACTGATAATTGCCCCAAAAAAAAGCCCGCACTTGGCGGGCAATCTTTTTGCGTCAAACCTGACTTATCAGGTCACCGTTTACATGATTACTTTCGAGAAAAGTCAGCAAGGAACCGGCTGACAAGCTCATGTATAGCAGGCACATATTTCGCGCCGGAGATGTTCTCAACTTCATTCCTGTCGTGCCTTTCGAACAGACCCTCGTGGTAGCGAATGAACTTGTCTCGGGCGTTGATTGATCTATTCGCATTACCACGAAGCTTTTTAACAGCCCACTCTTCTTTGGTTCGGGTGAAGTAGTGGTTAATAACCGCAATCTCCAAACGAATCTCTGGTGCGATACCTTGCTCGCCCTCCTTGAATGCAAGGGGACGGCCGTCTGAGTACACCGACAGACCGCTGGTGACCGGCGCATGAATGTGCATTTCAGTGATGCTAAATGGCCGCACGAATGACTTAACGTGACGGTTCACGTCGAAATCTATCTCTGAGCTTCTCTGGAACCGCTCTAAAACCAGTCCTTTGGTTCGGCTTTCCTGACCAGAAGATCCAAATATCCGCCAGTTAACGCAAACACTGGTTATTTCGTCACTGAAAGGCGCCATAAATTCGTGAATATTTTCATGCTCATTGAGGATGAGAAATTCATCGGCATCACAGAACAATATCCAATCTGCATCAGTCCTTGACACAGCATCTTGATATGCGCTGATTTGCGGCGACCTTCTGTCCAGGGAAGGCCAGCTTGTGAATGTTATGAACCCTGTCTGATCGAGCGACTTCAGCAAAGCCGCCGTTCTATCAGAGCTATCATTCTCGTAAATAAATATCTGGTCAAAGCCAAGCGCAGTGTAGTGTGCAACCCACTCATGGATATACGGGGACTCGTTTTTCATAATTGCACAACAGGCAATCTTTTGTTTTTTTCCTGCTGGCGCGTCTGTCATTACCTATCCTGAACAATTCCATGCTGTCCAGAATAGAATACCCGGATAGCTCGTAGCTCACAAACGGTGTTGGCGATTGTCATGACAGGACTGGCGCCAAATTATCGTCGTCTGCATAGACCCGGACGTCATACACGTCGGCCTCGACAGCGCAGGACTTAGTGCCGCGTGGCTTAACACTGGTGATCAGTGCGGGATGACACCATCTTGATTCGTGACCGAACTGAATGATTGGAGGCTCTTTTTCACCGCTCAAGTCCGGCACGAAGTCCAGTGCTGGAATGGTGAATTGGTAGTCACTCACGAACGTGGCGATATATGGACCGGATGCAGTTCCGTCCCTCCGACGGATCACGACCTTATAGGTTCCGGGCTGGGTCCAATCAAGCGGCTCAGTTGACCCGATCAGATGAGCTCCGTCCGGCTGAACAGCGTAGGTTTCGATTTCTGCACTTTGGCCATAACCCGGAATGCTTACACCTAGAGCAACGTAATCGCCGTACGCGCTGTTCAGTGCATCAAGCTCGGTGTCAAAGCTGAACGTGCGTTGCCGGTAGATCAACTTGCGGCGCTCGCGCATTCCCCAGCGCCAGGCTCGATCACGGTCCGTAACTCCTTCAAGCTTCATCTTCGAAACTCTCGTTCCGGCATCAGTCGGTAGACGACACTCAACTACCTCGTTCTGCCGCGTGCCGTGATCGTAATACTCGACATCCACGCCATCGTACTGATCAGGAAGCTTAGGGCCGCTGAAATTGATCTCCAGGTCGTCCAGCATGATCTGTGGGTTGTAGACGTGATCGAACACTTCCCCGCGCGGCACATCACGAACCGGTACCAGCACCCCCCGGTCAATGGTCAGCTCGCTTAATCCTGCATTCAGGCACTCAATCATGCAGCCCTTGACGGTATCGGCGTCGGTGATGATCTTGTCGTAGACCTCACCGCGCGGTGTCCAATAGGCGGACTCCAGGCGCTCAAGCTCAACAATATCAACATCGTTAATATCCGAATAACCAACGTCGCGGGCCATGTGTCCAATCCACGCGGAAATTTCCCGAGTTGGTTGCGCTGCCTGCCATACCCCGCCTCGCAGTACCGGCAGGATGCGGGTGCACTCCACTGAGATCTTGTTTTCCGTTTGCGAGGAAATGCGATCACCGCCACGGATGTCTGCGGTGAGCATGGTCACGCCCGCATAGCTGGTCTTCGTCGAGCTTTGCATCAGCCCTTTCAGCGTCAGCCACATGACAGTATCGAAGTACTCGGTGTCCATGTTGCCGCCCTGATTGACGATCAGTTTTTTATGGCGGCACTCGGGACGCATCGGATATGGAAGATTGATTCGGTGGGTGTAACCGACCGCATCCAGGGTAGAGGCGCTCTGCGTGAACTGCGCAGCAACCCACCCGCCACCCCCATTCATGTCGCGGTACTCGAACTGGGTGTAACCGCTCAGAGGATTGCGCTCCCCCTTCCCTCCCAAAAAGATCAGGCCGGACGGATACAGAAGGTCAAACTCGATGGCAGTGACCAGCTCCCCTTCGGGACATGCCGGAAATGGCCCTCGATAACCGCCTTCAAGGTTTGAGCTGTCGAGCTTGATCTGGGCTTGGTTGGAGGTCATAGATGGCCAGCCCGGCCAAGTCTCGTCGGTAGATCCGGTGGACCTGATTCGTTCGACCTGAATAACTGTGGTCGAAGTTGCCAAGATGCGAAATCTGAGCCCCTGAAAGCTGATAGCCATGACCTGGTCGCCTAAAGCCAGGCCGTTCACCGCTGGGCTCCCGCTTGTGCCGTAATAGCTTAACTGCAGGCCTGCGGTGTTGTTGCAGATGTGAACAACGTATACGCCGGCGTTCACGCCCTGGATCTCGATCAGGTCGCCACCCACAAAACCGAGAGCTTCAACGTTTCCCCGGATCACGTCACGCCCATCTATACCGGTTCCATCCTCGATGTTGTAGGTGTATGGCGCGGCGATCTGGACCAGTAGGCCAACTGTCCAGTCGCTTGGGAACGATCCGGCACCGGCCGGCACAGATACCACGTCGCCGTTGAAAGAGAGCGCTGTAGCGGAGGCCTGATTTGTCAGCGCGCTGGATGCCGTCAGCTCAAGACCTGCGGACCCGTTCGAGCTGGCCCCCACTTCCGGAGCCGTGTACCAGTGAAGATGCGCTGGATTGCCGGACATATCGGCACCGGGCTCATAGATGCTGAAGCGTGCATCGTCTCCCAGTGAAAGCATTGGCGTAGCACCGACCTTCACACCAATCTCTGGAATCAAGTACCGACCACGGCCAACTACCAGATTCATCTCGATACGCTGCTCATACGGGCTGGCGAAGTATCGGCGTGGTGGCGCGGCGTAGTCTGGGTATCGCGCCGGGTTGTAGCCGGCGCACTCAGGAATGATGTCGTTGAGCTTGACCGCGTTGCCTTTGGCGTTCGCCTCGTTGAGAGGATCGCCCTGGGCCTGACTGTTCGCATTGATCGATGGGATCTTTGGCGTCAAAGCCGTCAGCACTGCCTTCGCGCCAAATACGAGCGCGAAGGTGATACTAAAAGGGTCTGTGCCTTTCGGCTCCCGGTAAATCTCGATGTGATCCGTGGGGGAAAATTCTGTCTTGCACCACTGGCCGGGCACAATCCGCGTGCCGTTCAGATACAGAGACATTGGCAGCATGTCGAGACGGGCTTCAGCGCTTATGCCATTGGCTGTAAGCCAGGACAAAAGGGTCTGCCGTTCAACCGTCTGGTACGTCTCTTTGTCCGGATGCAAACGGCTGGCATAAACTTCTATCATGGCGAATCTCGGTGAAAGGTGACGCGCACATGGTCGCGCTGCCACTGACTGAGTGGCAGGAATCGAGCGCCGCGCTGGGGGTTGATTTCAAGAACTCGCAACTGATCGCCAATCTGGATGACCAGCGCTACGTGGACACAGATCGAGCCAATCATCACGGCGGCAATCGCGCCGTGCTCGGCGGCACACTCTTCCATGAGTTTTGATTCTGCGCCGTAGGCCCGAGTGAACTGGCGGGGCTTGGTGTTGCGTAGGTGCCCATACGATGGGAGCAAGCGTTTACCGAGATGCTCAGCCCTGACTATCCGGGTCAAACCCCAGCAATCGAACAGAATAGGGCCTCGCCCGCCATCGACGTACACTGCGTTGTCGAGATACCAGTTAATCCACTCCATCAGATCATGTAACGCAAGGCAGGGAAGTCGTTAGCGGTATACAGCCGACGAGGCCAGGCCACAGAGATCATGTTGAAGTAACCACACTGCATCTGCGCCACAGCGCCTTTGATGCTTCCAGAAAGAAGTGTCATGCGGTATGGCTTCGCCGCCGGCGCCGCCTTGTTACTTTCAAGGAAGGTCCGATACACCACGTTCACCGTCTCATCCGCTTCAATCGCGTCATCCGATTTCCGCGATACCTCACCGGTGGTGTTATCCAGGGAAAACGCCAAGGACTGATTGCCCTTGTTGTTCTTGCTGGCCAACTCGATGCCTACGTTGGCCGCGATGAAGGTAAGTGTCCTGCCGTCCTCGATGATGCACATTTGATCATCGAAGCCATTACAGATGAGGACCGGATCAGCCCAAGCCGGACTTGTGATTTCCAGCGTCCGGATGATCACGTCCGACCCCGCACTGGCGTTGATTTCGGCAAGTGTCGCCATTCGCACACCTCACGCAAACGCCCAGACGATTAAGCCGAGGCGTTTTGCAGGCGAAAAAAAACCGCTCAAGGCGGGTTGGTTATTACTGATTGAGCGCTATACGGCTCTGGCGCGGATAGCCAAGTAATCGGCCAAGGCGACCTGCAATGCGGTATCCGTCGCGGTGTTGATGTCGAATAGAGCCACGAAATCCAGCATCCCCAGAAACGGATAGATGACTTGATCAGACACCTTGAAGGTCTGCGTTCCGGCCGCTGCGGTTCCGGCAGATGCGCCCGACGTAGAGCCCAAACCAATCCCAACCAGATAGTTGATTTTGGAGGTAGCGTCATGACGAGCCATCGCCGCCACAAACACGCCCTCGTTGGTGACGTTCTGGTACAGAGTGTTATTGGCCTCGAACATGGCGATGGCCGGGATGGTTCCGTTCTTCCGGCTGAAGATCGCAGCCGTCTTTGTCATATCGGCCTGGTTGATGTCGCCACACACATTGCCCAGCGCCGTATAGCTGTCGGGCTTGTAAACCGCGACCATTGTGTAGCTTTTGGCGATATCCCAGGCGTAACCGTTCAGCTGGTAAGCGCAAGCAGCGCCAAGGCGGGCAGCTTTTCCGCCGCTCAGCAAATTATCGACCAGTGTCGCCGGCTGCCCACCCGCAAGAACCAAAGGCAGCCCGCCAGTTTTCCAGTTGGCAAACGACTGAATGCCGCCATCCAAATCGAGGGTCAGTGGATCCGCGCCATCCATGCGCCAGGCGCCGATGCAGTGTGCATGTTCAGCAATAAGCGTCTTGAAATCTCGAAGTACTGGGAGCGCAGAATTTGCAAAGCTGACGCCTTCAAGCTTGATTGATTGGCCGTAGATCATAGAAACCTCAAAGGAAGGAGTTAGCCAGCGCTTCGCCGAGCATGCGGTACTCGTACGGGCCTGGGTGGTTGGCGAAGTTGGCGCGAGTCAGCGAATAGTCACTGATACCCAGGTAGCCCCGATTTTTACCGGCATAGAACAGCTCTGATGGGAGAAACGCTACGCCCAGCCGATCGGCGCACTCCATCAGGCGGCGATGGATCAAATGCCAGGTTTCTTCGGTAAACGATGCGCTGAAGGTGTTGGTCAGGTGAGGACCCACGATAATTGCGTCAGCCCCGGCGGCGAGAACCGCGGTGGCAATCTGTTCGATGTTGCTGACGTAGTTGGTATCAGTGCGATCATTCATACCGAACGCAATGATCACCAGATCAGGCGTTCGATACCCGACTGGGTTAACCATTGCGGCCAGTCTGGCAGGGGTTGTGCCGCCTTGCGCCGTGTTGCCCGCTGTGGTGGTCGCAATGCCTTGGTTCAGATACACCACTTCGCGACTGACTGGCACCCGGTCCGCGACGAATGTGTAGCCGTAACCTTTGGTGATCTTGTCGATAACGCTCCAGTTGGGGGCAGTCTTGTTTCTGACCTGACCCTTTACGGTTACCTGTCCGACCGTAGCTAAGTAGGCAGTCCGGAAGTCAGCCTCGAAGGCGGACATCAGGTAGTCACCCTGGAACGACAGTGTGTCGACGTCCGGACGGTTAGCCACATACGCTGTGTCGTCACCGCGCGCGCCACCGAGGGCCGTGTTGCTGTCGCCGTATCCGGTGACTATGACGCCATCACCACGACCGAGCTTCGTCAGGAAACGCCGCAAACGGTAGCGGTTCTGCTCAATCAGCGCCGCCTGTTCGCCGTTGCTGGAGCGGTGCCGGGTGCCGCGCCAGTCACTAACGTCGATCACGTTTTTGATAACCGATCCGACGACGTACAAGCTGTACAGAGGAATGTCACCGGCCAGCGGCTTGCCCCGGTACAAATCTTCATGCGCGGTGATGCGGCGCTCCGTGCCTTGACGGATGACCACGCTACGGGTGTTCAGGTTGTAAACAACGAGATCGTAACGCTCCTTGTGGCCAACGAAATTGACTGTGACGGTCAAGGCGGCGCCTGTTGCGATCTTCGCCAACTTCCCGTTCTCGGTGTAGACGTAGTCGACGCCCAGGGTGAGAGGGAGCCCGGTGGCCTGGTTGATCACGGAGACGATATCGATACTTGAGTATCCCAACCATTGAGCCGAATCAATCAGCAAGAAGTTGAGTACAGGCATCGACACTGGTGCAATGTAGGTGAGGGGATAGTCCGTTACCGACTCCGTGACATTGGTTGCCGCTGCCGCCGTTACGTTGGTTAGTGGGTTTGACTGCCCCCCATAAATCAACGCGCTCAAAGACAAAAGAACAGTCAACCCGGAAATCAGTGGTGCGCGCGTCACGAATGTGGACACGGCGCTTACGCTTTCCGGAACTGTATTGGCAATGACCAGACCTTCAGGAGTAACACCGAGTGCCATGCGCCCAGCCTTGTCAGATACACCCCAGACGTACTGGGTTGTATCCTCAAAAGTAGAAGCTTTGACGGTGGTGTCCTGCAGCTCTGCGACATCCTCAGAAATGCCACCAGCGTACACGGTGCCATCATCGAGTATCCCAAATGCCACCTGGCCATCTGCGTCAGCAATGGAAAACGGGAAGTGAGCGTCATTCAATCGTTGTGCTCGCACTGCTTCGGCTTCCAGAATAGAGGTTCGAGCGCCAACTGCCGCAAGCGCCGTTCCGCTTGCCGGCTGCTCAACAAAGCGCACCCAGGCGGACGTGCCGGTATCCCACGAGTACCAGCCATCCAGGAGTTTATTTGGGTCTGCATCGACCACGCCAACCACCGCATCGCGAGTTTGTGGGTCTGCCAGCATTTCGCCATAAGTCGCGTAGCGTTTGTTATTGAGGTCGTCGCCAAGATCAGCGGCTGTTTGAAGCATGTCTGCTTTGGCGGCGGCTTCTGCTGTGTCAACTGCCGCCACTGAAAGATTGATATCGGCGATGCCGGCATCCTTCGCACCGTTTACAGCGGCCTGAGCGCTGGTAACTGTACTGCCGATCTGTGCGAGGGCGGTGGTTGTCATCTTATCGAAGCGGGCCCAGGTGTGATGGGCAACTCCTCGACGGTCCGTGAACGAATCCAAACCACTGTTGAGGCCTTCGTCAAAGCTCTGCGCGTTGTCGTATAAATCTTTTACTGCAGCGCTTGGGACTGGGTTGCCAGTGTTGAAAGTTGTCATGGCGTAGGCCACTCCCGATTTATTGCTAAGTCAAATATGGCGGCGCCCGCGACGTAATCTGGCAATAGCTCGACCCATCCCGGAGCGATCAAAGGACGTTTCCGCAGTTCACATGCTGCCGTGAATTTCCAACTCGAAACTCCGACAAGTAAAGGTCCTGTTGGAGGCTCGGTTAACCGAACTTCAACAGTGTCCATCCCGCCGGGTACAAGCAATCGAATCGAGAACCATCCAGCTCCAACTACTTGTGATGACCAGTATTCAAAAAGCACAGCCTGAGCACTGGTGCACAGCCATGAAAGCTGGACCATGGTTGGTGCGTTCTTGAACTCGACTCTTTGTCGAGATCGGCCAGATGCCATCGGGGTCCTGCTGATGTTATTGGTCTGTTGAAAACCATAGTTTTCTCGGAGCGCCTCCGGTAGCTCCTTTGGGTACTCGATCATCCGCCTACCCCTTGTAATGCAAATTTCCGCGATAGTGCGTCACTAACGTCATCATCCGCGTAAAGCTTTGAAATCCAGACGTCGATGACCTGTTGAGTTTGGTCATCGCTTAAACGTGTGCGCTGCTGCCCAGCCTTAGAGGCATCTTCGATAAGATTTATTGTTGTATTTCCAGCAGCAACGGCCTTGTTACTGCTGATACCATCGAGCGTTTTATCAAGCTTTGCGCTGGTACTTGCAGTAGTGACGCGCTCACCTTTTTGCAGCAGCCATGTGCCTGTTTCAGGGACACTTTCAATTCCGTCATGCGCCATGCCAGCAATTTGCGAGGACAGCCCACCAGCAAATGCCAACGCCGTCGCCGCAGCAGCCGAAGCAGCAAAAGGACCTACCAAGGGGATTGCCGCTGTTGATGTAAATGCGTTGAGTCCGGCCTGAATAGCTTGCATCGCAGCAAACTTCAGTACCATCGTTAGGACTGTGTTGGCGAAAGTACTTGCGATGCTTTTTGCAGCATCACCAACTGACTGTGTTTGGAGAATTGCAGCGGAAGCGTTCGAAGCAATTGAATCCGTCGTTCCGTCCAACAACTGCTTCGTCGACTCTGCTGCTTGCTGGCTATAGTCCGTTGCAGTATCTCGGTAGTTCTCCCAAGCACTGGAAACCCCGTCCAACCAATCACTTTGCGCCTCGTCGAGCTGATTGTAATAGTCCTGCTGTAGAATCATTCGTTCGGCCAGCGCGTCCGTTAGCAACTGAGTTTCGGAATCGTACATTTCCTGGCTGATGTCGCCGCCGTTGTACTGCTTCTGAAGCTCAGCCTGTTGCTTGTCGAAGTCTTGGCGGATAGCCAAGTCGGCCTTCAGACGCTGCTTAAGCTCATCGCCCGAGCCGCTACCGGCCAGCTCAATCTGGAAGCCTTCCTTAACTGTCTGATTGCTATCGGTGAGCGCGGTGCCGAATGCTGTGACCTTGGCCGCGTCTTCGTTCGCTTTTTTCAGTTTCAGCTTTACGTCGAGCTCGGCCGCGAGCCCGTTGAGTCGCTCCTGCTGCGCGGTATTGATACCCACAAGCTTTCCGGACTCGATCTCGAATTGAAGTTTTGCAACCTCCGTGGCGTTTTTGCGCGCATCATTGCTGGTGTTGATTAGCTCTATCTGACGCTGATAATCCGTTTCAGTGGTCTTGAACGTATCGTCGATCTTCTTGGCGGCGGCTGCCGCATCACTCGCCGCTTTCTTCTGCGCTGCCGCACGTGCGGCTATCGCTGCCGGATCGACTCCGCTACCGGCGCCCTTCGTAACCGCCTGGGTCGTTTCAGCAATAGCTGAAGCCGCAAGCTTGGCATTTGCGACATATTCCTTGAAACGGTCACCAGCCAAAGGCTTTTCGAGATTCTCGGTGATTTTGGCGGCTGCCTGCGCGGCAACGCTGAATTGAATCTTGGCGTCATTTGCAAAGCTGGCCGCGTTAGCCTTGAACTCTTTCGAAGTATCGCCAAACGTCAAAGCGCCAAGGGCAGTGTTGGCCTGTGATGTTAGGTTGCTGATCCGACCCGACGCAGTAGCAAATAGTCCGACAATAACGTTCGCTACGATGTCGAAGACCCTGGCGACTCCATCGCCTGCATTGACCACGAATGCGGCAGTGCTGACCAGGTTCTCACCTAGTCCCTTCACGACCTGCGACAGGCCGCCCGAATCTTTCGCTGACTGGTTCACGTCTTTGCTGAACTGCAGCAGCACCGGAAGGAATTCGGCCGATAGCGCAACTTGCGCGGACTTCACGTACTGCCCGAGGCCCTGCAACTCCAAACCGAATTGCTTGGCGGCCGCGATCGTGCCCTCACTCATTACCACGCCCGCCTCTTCAGCAGACTGGCCCAGATCGTCGAAACCTTTTGCGTTGTCGCGAAGCAGCGGTACCAGTGCGGTCGAGTCGTTGGCGATGGCTTCCATGTAGAAAGTCATTTCGGCCTGGCTGACGTTGGCCTTTTCGAGGCTCGTCACATACAGAGCCAGGGCGTCTTTGCTGTTTAGCTTTTTGAACTGATCAGCCGTCACGCCTACCATGGGAGCGATGTTGGTAAAAAAGTCTTTCAGCGCACCGCCGCCGGTGTTGATGAAGTCGCCGAGTTTGTCGTTTGTGTCCTTGAAGATATCAGACAGCTTGTCCTGATCAACGCCAACGCTACGCGCGCCAGCGGCCAATTTCTGAAATTCGGTTGTGCCAAGACCCGCCAGCGCTGACAGATTGGCGATTTCCTTGGCGGTGTTCGCAGAGGAAACCACCAGCCCGGTCAAAATCGCGGGAATGCTGCCTATAGCAACGCCCGCCCCTTTCGCGAGGCTGTCGAACGACTTCGCGATTTCAGCGTTATTCTTCTTTGCATTCTGGCTGGCCTTGTCCATTGGCCCTGTGAATCCGCCGATCTTCGCGATCAGATCAAGCGTGAGCGTGCCGAGGGATCCTGCCATCACTTAACTCCAGGTTCTCATCGCTTCAACAAGAGTGACCTCGCGAGCGTCCATGTGCGGCGCAAAGTCCTGCGTGAACAGCTTCGCCGCGTCTTTACGGGTGTGGCAGTTGGCGTAAAACGCCTGGAACTGAGCTAAAGCCGTTTCGATGCGCATGCCCTGATTCAGCGAACCGCGCTTGTTCCGGAACTTGCACCACACGATAAATTCTGTGTGGGTCAAGTTTTCCTGCGCTTCGGCGATGGTGCGGCCGCCGATTCCGTTCATGACTAACTCGCACCAAAGCTCGTCGAGCGGATCTAGCTCTGCGTCTTTCCCAGCTGCTGAACTTCGCCAATGGCAATCAGCAGCAAGTTCGTAAGGTCAGGATCAAGGCCGCCCTTTTCGGGATCCGCCTCGCCAGTGACATCAGCCACGGTGAAAATCGCTTTCCCCTCGGCGTCGCAAATGCTGGAGGCGATACGGGATGCCAGCGGGTCAGCGCCGCGGTGAGCCGCGATGTCACCCACGGCCGTCTGGTAGGAGAGCGGGCGCACGAAGGTTGTGAAGCTGACATCGCCCCACTTGATCACCTTCTCTACCGGGCGCGACGTAAACGCCTTCGATTTCTTCAGGTTGACAATGCTGAGTTCCATTAAGCAGTCGCCTTACGAATCCAGGCAGAACCGCCCGAGCGCTGGATGGTTGCGGCCGTGGTCACCACAGTGTTGGCTGCGAAGTCGAACGGGAAGTCCGAGACGTAGCCGTCAAAGATGAACCAGGTGCGTGTGTTTGGCAGGACGAAGTCATCACCCACGCCGACCACTGCAGCCGCCACAGCACCTGAGCCAGCGCCACCAGTGAGCGCGACGGTTGGAGTGGAGGTGTAGCCGGTGCCAGCATTGGTGATGTTAAAGCCCACTACCTTGCCGTTTTCGATTAACGCGGTAGCAGCCGCACCGGTTCCGCCGCCACCAGTCAAGGCGACCGTAGGCGCCGAGGTGTAACCAGTGCCTCCGTTGGTGAGGCTGAGCGCGGCAATGGTGCCCGGTGTTTCGACAGTTGGATCAATGCCCTTACCGTCCGACCAGCCAACCGCCCACTTCACATTCTCGATGCTGTCATCTTCGGACAGCTGATGCAGGCGAACATGGGATGGGTTGCGAGGATCGGCGTTCAGCGTCAACGATGCCTGACCAGGTGTGCGCAGGCCACGCATGTAGCTGCGCACCGTCTCGCTCAAGCAGGTGGTTTCAATCTGGTCAGCAGGGTTACCGCCTGGGCTGAATGCAGTCGCACATTCGATTTCGAGAATCTCGAACAGCCCCGGACTGGCGGCCGTAGGCACCAGGGCGTAAATCTGAGTTCCTTGGGACAGAATCGACATGGTGTTCTCCAAATGTCGGGCATAAAAAAACCCGCACATGGCGGGCTTGGGTTTTCGGTAGGTCTATCGGGGAACGAGCCAGTCGATGTCGAAGCTCGAGCGGTAAAGCTTTGTCTCGGTGTCCTTGGTCTCGCCGCCCCATCGCGTCACATATGCGGACAGCTCAATGGCGTGGCTGATGGCGGTGCTTACGGCGCGGGCGGCCGCACCGGTAGAGGCGTAAACATCGACCTGCAGCATGTAACCATCGATGTCCGGACGGCCAGCGAGGTAGTTTTCTGGAGAACCCGTCACCAGCTGCCAGACGGCGTACGGCTTGACCACACCTTCCGGCGCATCGCCAAACGGATATAGCCGCGTTGGCCCCGTACCGAGTAACGCCGTAACCCCCGCGTCAGCAGCACAGACAGCAAAGATCGGCGCAGCAGCCATCAGTTACTCCCCGAGCCCTTGGCCGCACGTCTAAGCGCCCGGTCAATGGCCTTCTCGTATTCGCTTATGAAAGCGTTGGTGGCTTCGTTGATGTTGTCGGCCAGGGCCTTTCGGGCGAATGGCGTTGCGGCCATCTTCTCTGTGCCGAATTCCAGCAATCTCCAGTATGGGGTCGGGGCGTTCGCCCCGGTGTCGCCCCCATTTTTAAGGACGGCTCCATGCAATACCCCGACACGGAAACCGAGGTTTCCTGTTTGCTTGAACAGGCGTCCATTCCATCGCAACGCAACATTCTTCGCGATCGATCTTCCGGTGTCGGGATCATCCAGTCGCAAAGCGTTTTCCGTCATCTTGTTCGCGACCAGCTGGGCGGCTTTGCGCAGTGCTGACCGCCCACCCTTTCGCTTCATGTCATAGCTGACGGCTTCCAGCTTCGCGATCAGGGCATCAACCCCGCCCAAGCTGAATTCAACCGTGTCAGCCATCATTGACTCCTTGGGCAACCAGTATCGTCAAATATTCAAGCCCACTAATAGTGTCGGCCAATACCCCCTCTATGCTGAAGATCTTCCCGTTATGAAGCACACGCATGGTAGGCACAATTCCGGCTCGGTATCGGATTACCAGACGCGCTGCGACTTTCGATTGCGTGGCAGAGGCGGCAATAAATTCTCGAGCAGAAAGTGGCTCGATGCTCGCCCACGTCGATGCAAATCGCACCCAGGTCCCAACCTGTTCGCCAGAATCACTATCTTGGGTTTGCTCTATCCGCTGAATTTCAATCTGGTGCCTCAGTTTCCCTGCTTGCATCAAACCCCCAGCCCGACGCGGTAAGGCGTCAGTAGCGAACGTGACCCCATAGGGAGTTCGCTGGATATGGTGCCGATGACGACGTCTTCCCGGTTACTGTAAAGGCTGCCAAGGATCAGCAAACAAGCAGCCTTGATCGAAGCGTTGGCCAAAATCGGGTTCGGGCCAGCGCTTCCATCCAGCACGGCAGCCGCCAATGCTTCTGTATCAGCGTAAAACCGACGATTAATGAACTGCTCGGCGGAGTCTTCGGCTGCCTCGAGCAGTAGTTCGACATGCGAAATGTCGCCATCTTCCGCCCGAAGATGAAGCATGGCGACATCCAAGGAGATGGCATTCATGTTAAGCCTTCGGCTGTTTGTCGGTGGCCAACCCGGCCGCGACCAATGAAACCGCATCGTGCTTCGGCGACTTGTAGCCTTTGCCACCCGCCCGGCGCACTTCCTTGCCATCGAGGTAGCTGCGAAGGGGGTAGATGGTAACCTCACCCGTTTCTTCAGCGCCGTCGTCCAGCGCATCCGCGCGTGCGGCGACAGAGCGCGCATCGGTTTCAAGCGAGGTCGCGGTGCCTGACGCGGCGGCAGCAGTCGTCGCAGCCGTACTCACTAGCGATTGATCACCATCAATAATGCCCTGATCGGCCTTAGCGGGCGCCGGCGCCGCAGTTGGGAGCACAGCTTCTGCCACCACTGGTTTTGCCGGGTCGTTCGAATTTGTACGTGCCATTTTTAAATCTCCAGAATCATCGAGGCCGCCCGAAGGCGGCACTCTGTTACAAGGGGATTAGGCAGCGGTAAGATCACCGGTCACGAACGCTTCCGGACGGTAAACCGCAAATGCCAGACGCTCTTCCGCGCGGATGGTGACCATGTTGTTCTCGAAGTCCTTGTCGTTCTCGGTCGAAACCAGGACTTCAATGCCCATGCGATCGTAGATCTGCGCAGCCAAGCTGAATGCGCCAACGAGGAACTGGTCCTGAACGATTGCCTGGGTTTCAACAACGGGCAGGTTCCACAGACGCGGAGCGGTGCCGTCTTGAGGCTTGCCGATGATGTAACGGCCTTCGCCATCCTTCAGCAGTTCGATGGCCGCCCAATCGATCGGATTGAGCACGATGCCGGTAGAAGGGAATTCCGCCAGCATCGCCTGCAGCAGTGCCAAGCGAATACGGTCGATTCGCTGCTCAGCCTGGACAACCACGCCCGCCGGCGGCGCATAGGCCTGAGCCTGAGGAATAATGCCCTTCAGGTTGTTCCCGGTGCCGTTCCCGTAGAGCAACTGCGCTTCTTCGGCAAGCAGCAGACCGTAGCGAGCACGCGCGTCGATGTAGCTTTGCAGCGCAGCGGCATCGTCGAGGATCTGACGGCTACCTTTGAAGAGATGCGCGATGGTGCGCACGTTCGCGTTTTCGAGCGCAAAGGTCAGTTCGCTGTAAGGCTTGGCCAGACCCTCGCCCACGATCGCGGCGTTATTCGTGAAACCAGTTTCGCGGACGTACTCGACGGCATTGCTGTCGGTCGTACCAGGTGCGACCAGATCGCGGATGGTGAGACGACGCTGAGGCGCCAGAATCACACCTACACGCTCCGTCTGGACCAGCGCACCTCCGGAGGTCGGCACGGACGTGATGGCGGCGCGCGGAACTTCAACACGCCGCGAGCCGCGGAAGGAGCTGGTAACACCTTCTTCGGTCATTTTCGCGGCGACGAGCTGACCGGCAGACTGCTGAACTTCCGGGTCATGACGCTTGTTGGCATTGACCAGCTTTTGCTCAGCGTCCTGCATGCGCGCCTGGAGCTCGCCCTGCTTCATCAGCAGTTCGTCGACCTTGCTGCGGGTCTCAGCCTGCATTTCACCGGAGGCTTTGATCTCCTTCTCGGTGCGCTCGGCATAGGTCTTGATCTGATCGCCGACAGCTTTAAGGTCGACTTGGGTCTGTTTCTGGGAAGCTTCGATCGCGGAAAGATCTTGAGGTTGAGGCATGGTGTTGTCCTTTCAGAAATGAAAAAACCGCCTCAAGGGCGGTCAATAGTCGGGTGCTGCCTCAGTCGTTTAGCCGGTCGGAATGAGATTCCGAAGAGCTGACGCCTGGAGTGCGGTTTCTTCAAACGCAGATACATCAAGGGCAGCGCGAGGCATACCCGGCACGACAGCGCGAAGCGTGTCGCCGCCAGCAGCGCTAGACGTGCTGGTCTTGATTTCTGAGATGAGTTTCCGGCGCTCGCTGCGCGGCATCCCTGATTTGGCGAGCGCAGCGTCGAGCTTGCGGGCCGAGTGGGCCTGATTTGCATCTTCGCTGGGGGCTTGTTCCACTTCGGATGCAGAGATCAGGCCGGTGGCGAAACCCTTCTCAACGGCGTTCGAGCCATTCATGTAGGTCTCCGCGTCGAGCATCTTCTCCACCGCAGACTCATCCTGGCCGCTGGTGTCTGCGTACAGGCTGATCATCGCGCGGTCGAACTCTTCCATAGTGTCCGCAAGCTCGCGGATGGCGTGGCGGTTCCCGGCGAAGTAGGTCCAGCAGTTATGAATCATGAGGAACGCCGTCTTGGCGACTTCGCGTTTGGCGCCAGCCATCGCAATCACCGACGCGGCCGAAGCGGCCAAGCCCAGGACCTTGACCGTCACCTCTTGGGAGTGCTCGATCAGACGGTTGTAAATCGCGATCCCCTCGAACATGTCACCGCCAGGCGAGTTGATATAAACGGTGACCGGTTTGTCGCCGATGGAGCGCAGTGCAGCGTCGACGCGCTTGAGCGTGACGCCATCCCCGTACCAGTCTTCGCCGATGATTCCGTACATGGTGATCGTATCGGTTCCGGCTTCCAGCGCAGCGCGCAGATCCGGATTCCACAAATCAAGCGCGCGCGGGCTCAGTTCGCAGTTAAAACTGCGAGCATTTACGTTCAATGGCATGGTTACTCCTGGGCCTGGCCGAGCCAGTTTTTCAAAGCGTTTTGAGCGGCTTGCCCGTCGGTGGACTGGCCGAGCTTGTCGATTGGCGCAAGGTTGGTCTGAACGGTGAGCACCGATGCGTTGCCGCCGTGACGTGGGAGGTTCTCCTTAACGCGGCATTCGTCACGGGTCATGATCCCGTTCTGGGTCATCTTGCTGTACCACTCCGCACGGCCCGCACTGTCGGCTTTCAAAAAGGCCTCCAGCGAAAACTCGGTGTAGTAGGTTCGCCGGTCCACCGGCGTGAGCAGGCGCTTATTGACGCACTGCTGAATCTGGCTCGTGATTGAGCTAATGCAGAAGGTCAGGAAGGCGATCATCTGCTGCTCAAGACCAGTCCCCCAGTTGCTGCCGGCATCTGTTTTACCCACCATCCACGGCGGGACGCCGAACCAGCGGCAGATCTCCTCGATGCTGTGTCCGCGCGACTCAAGCAGCTGCGCATCCACCGGATTAATGCCGATGGTTTCAGCCTTCACGCCCTGCTCAAGTACCGGCGACTTCCCGGCGTTCATTGCGCCGGATACTGTTTTGACGTACTCCCTGAATTCCTCTCGCTGATCAGGCTTGAGGACTCGGTCAACACTGAACGCTACCGTTGGGAGCAGACCATTTTTGAACGTGCCGTTCGCGGCGTCATCGGCAGACATTGCCGCACCGAAGACCTCGGAGCCGAACCTGATCGCGGACATTCCCACCCGCCCATCGATGCTGAAAGCAGGGATATGCAGCATGTCGGCGCGTACGATCTGACGGCGAGGCCCTTTGCGAGGCCGGTACCAATACTCCAGCCGCCCGTCATCATCGACATCCAGATCCACCCGGGATGGCAGGAGGAAGTCCAAAGCAATGACCCGCTCGCCTGATCGGTGAATCTCGCAGTACGCGTTGCCCCAGAGCAGCATCGACGACACCACCGCCTGCCAGAACTGGAAAGCAGTCATGTCCTCGTTGGGGCTGCTGTGGATCACGTCGTACAGGGAGAAGTCGCGCGCGTCCTCGCGATCGCCATCGGCCTTTCGCCGGAATACTCCCAAGGGTAAGCCCGCGACAGATGTAGAAATGATCCGCACGCAGGCCCATACGGTAGATAGCCGCATGACGTTGTCGGCATTCACGGACTTACCGGAGGTGGACTGGTTGCCCAGGAATGCGCCCCAGAACCCACCGTCACTCAGGCGGATGGCTCTTCCCGTCCAGTCGCCGAGCGACCTGATCGGCTTGGCCGCAGACCTGCCGAGGACCAGCGAGAGAGATTTATTCACCTGCTAGACCTTTTTGAATGAAACCGGAAATCAGAAACATTGAGGCAGCGGCCGCGATAAGCGCCCATCCGATGCCGAACAGGATAAAAACCCCTCCGACGAGCAGGCCGAAACCTGCCAACGCCGTCAGGATGAAAAACATCAATGGCAGGCTCATGCGATTATTGGATTCCGGATTGAGTCCATGAAAGATTCGGTTGTGTTCTGCGCCGCATCTACAAGCACGCGGCCGATCGTCATGATCAGCGCCACCGCCCCGTCAATCTTGTTGTCGTCGCCCTGCTTGATCGGACGCACCACGTCGTCGTTACCGGGCATGTTCTTGCCAATAACGTTGGCGATACACCAGGTCATTATCGGGTTGCCGTCGTGATGGAAGCGGCCAGACTCGATCGCGGCCTCGAGCTCCTTCATCGGGTCGGACATGTTGGTGTAGTTCTGTGTGATCGTGATGGGGTTGAACCCTTCATCGTCTAGGTCGTGGCTCAGACCGGTTGCACCGTGCGGGTCAATAGGCGATTCCCTGAGCGGCGCCTGGCGGTTGGCCTCTTTGGTGTCCTCGAGTATCTCGCGGTAATCGATCTCCGCCCCGTCGGTGACTTCCAAATGCCCCGAGTTTATCCAAGCCTGGAAGCGCTCCGACATGCGCTTATTGTCGGTGTTGTAGGCAGTGTCGTAAGGCACCCAGAATTTCGGACCAATGCAGTAGTAGTGGGTCTTGCCGTCGATAACCCGCCAAAACAGGCGCGCCCTGGAGTTCATGTCAAGCTTGCGCGCCAAGTCGAATCCGGCTATCCACTCCTGGCCCTCGAATTGTTCGAGCGTAAGCGTCGTGTCTTCGCACGCCTTCCAGCTTTCCATGTTGAAAAAGCCGGATTTCGCACTGACCCACAGGTTGAGATGCTTGGTTTTGAAGGTGTTGGCGAAACGCGCGGACCGAATGGCCCTCGCCTGCTGGCTTTCCAAGTACTCCTGGAACACCGAGACGCCGTGATTCGGATTGGCCTTCGCCAGCATTTTCGGGTCGGTCCAGTCATCCCCCTCGTCGAGAGTCCATATCCAGCCGAACAGCTCCTCGTCGGGCACGGTGCCGGACAGCATCTCTACGACCTGGCGGCGCTTATCGTAGCAAGGCCCTTCAATATCGGCGCCAGCGGTGGTGATGATAAACATCAGCGGCTGACGCCGTGCGCCCATACCCGTCAGCATGGTGTCGTACTGGGCCGAGGTCCGGTGCTCGTGGTATTCGTCAACGATCGCGCAGCTCGGTGAAGCACCGTCACCGGGATCACCGATAAGCGGCTCGAAGCGGCTGAAGTCGGACGGAATGTTCATGTTCGAGGCATTGACCTCGATGCCAGCAGCTTGAATCAGCATGGGCGACTTGCTGACCATTAGCTTCGCGGGCCGGAAAACCTCCCACGCCTGCTTCTCGGTAGTCGCGCCGGCATACACCTCGGCGCCGAACTCGCCGTCGGCCACAAACATGCTGATACCAACGCCGCCGGCGACGACGGACTTCCCGTTTTTCCGGGGCACTTCCCAATAGCTTTCACGGAACCGGCGGTGGCCGCCTTTCTTCTTGACCCAGCCAAATGTGACCGCCAGGCCGAACAGCTGCCAGGGTTCCAGACTGATCAGCTGACGCTTGAATGCCCACTCGCCCTTCGTGTGCGGCAGGAGCTGCATCAGCTTCAGCTTTTTTTCAGCCTTCGCGGGATCAAACTTGAAGCGGAACCCACGCTTTCGGCTGGCAGCCACGTCGTCGAAGTGGCGCTGCACGGCTTGGTGGATGTAACGGCAGGCTGGCACCTTTCCGCGAAGCAATGACCGACCCCACGCCATCGCCTTGTCGACGTTAGGGTGGGCGGATTTGGCCATCAGCTACTCAGTAATTGGGCGAACTCGTTGGTTTCCTTTTCTTTATTGCCGCCGATCAAGCGTGTGCGGCTCGCCGGGTCCAGGCCAAGCATTGAGCCGAACGTCACCATCTGGCGCATCGTTTCGTTGGCCGCGGTCAGGGCTGGATTCTTCATCGGCCCGCCGGTAGCCCCTGTCACCACAATGCCGTGCGCCTTGATCGACTCCTGCGCCATGCGCCAGTTGTCATAGGCGCTGCAGAAGGCTTCGACGTTATGCAGATCGGTGATCGCTACGACGTTCTCGCGCAACAGCTCCGGAACAATCATGTTCCACATGGTGGCCGCCCTAGGGCTGAACCAGTCGGGTGGGTCGATCTGGGTGATCTTGGAAAACTGGGGCTCGGCGGTGTTCAGCGCACGCTTGCCTGGGTTTCCGGCCAGTACTTTCTTGGCCGTTGGCTTGGGTTTGCGACCACGGCCGGCGACCGTGGCGGTGCCTCCCATCGCGCAACTCCTGAATTTTTAATTTCGCGGGTGTAAAAAAACGACTGAGGGCGCGGTCTAGAAGCCAAAGGCTACGAACTTTTTACCCACCCCCTCCCTGTCGTGCTCGATTTTTTTCGCGACTACTTTTCTGCTGGTTTTTTTAGTAGCGCTACTAAATCGCACCATGATGGTGCGTTATCGCTTCGCGTTACCCCAACCGCCATCCTCCGCTGCCGTCTTCCGGCTGTGGCATGGGTGGCACAACCCTTGCCAGTTGGCTCTCACCCAGAACGCATCCTTGTCACCGCCGTGTGGCACGATGTGGTCAAGGTCTGTCGCCACGACCACCAACCCTTGACGCTCACACTCAGCGCAGAGGGGATGCTTGGCAAGGTACGACTTGCGGGCCTGCTGCCACTTGTAGCTGTAGCCACGCTGACTGCTTGTCTCTCGGTGCTTCTCACGCTGCTTCACTTCGAACTGCTTACCCACGTCCTTGTGCTCATCGCAGTAGCGCGGGTTGCGGGTCAGAGTGTTACAGCCCTGAACGTTGCATGGCTTCTGCGGCCTCAGAGGCATGGCGAGCCATCCATGTATGTGCGTGGCTGTTCATCTGGATCTTCTGGTTCATCCTCCGCCAGAGCCTGGATCAGTAGGCCGAGACGGTCTGACATCTGCTGTGTCGCCTGCGCCTGCGCCTGCGCTTCCTGCGCTACCGCGATCCTTTCCAGCAATGAGATCAGCAGCTCGTTCATACCCTATCCTCGACCACTTCTTTATCCACTCACGACGGGCAGCACAACCAGAGCAGGCCATCACTCACCAGCCATGCGCACGTAGTTGCCATCGCAAACGAACTCAACGACGAGGCGCGTTACCTCGCCCGCCTCCTGAATCATCTTGACGCTCTTCTGGCCGCCAAGTACTTCACCGCTGAATGCATCATGCAGACAGACGTGCATGCCTTTGCGCTTGACGATCAGCGGTCGCGAGGACAGCAGGTATTGCAGATTGCTCTGTTCGGCGGTCTTCATGTTGACGTCACTCGACGGTGCATACCGGCCAGATCGAACGCGCCACCGCCAATGCACCGGAGTGGTCGTGATCTTCCTGCATGATCATGGGAAATGGTTTGTAGCCCGGCACGGTCACGTACCAGGATTTCTTGCTCAAAGGTTTTCCATCCCTCGGAAAGCTTCTTGCACTCGCGCAGCCCACTCAGGCTTTGGAAATGGGTATGCGTACAGGAAAGCGATCAACTCACCCGAGCCGAACCCACCACGACACCCACCAGTTACCATTGCCTCCTGCTTGCCGTACAGGTGGCAATAGACCTCATACGCGCGCATGGTCACTGTCTTCGGCACTCGGGCATTACCCTGCCGGCTTGTCTGCACCGGATGCACTTCAATAGTCATGGATTTATCCAGTTGCTATTTCGATTGGCTGCGGACGATCTGCGCGTCTACCTGGTCAGCGCACGTGTCCAACAACTTGATGGCCTGATCCTTGAGCTCCCACACGTCGCCGTTGTCACGCAGATCGGTATCGTCCGCATTGACCCGCTCGCATGGGATCAGCTCAGGGGCTTCCAGCCTTATTGCCGTTGTCTTTGTTACCACTGACGGCTTTGCCGCGCAGGCCGTCAGGCAAAGGCTGAGCAGCCCAGTCACGAACAGGTTTGCTATTGCGCTTGAGGTCATCGAAATCCTTCTTGGCCTTTTTGGCCTTTTCTTCGCTGGCCTTGATGCGTTTGCTCAGGTCGGCGGTGTAGTCAGCGTTCCGCTTGGCCTCGGCGCGCAGCGTGGTGATCGTCGCTTGGCTTTCGTTGTTGGCATCGACGGCCACTTGCTTGGCATCACGCTCGACAGTGACCGCGCCCTGTAACGTGACAACGCGAATCTGCTGGATGGCGATCAACAGCCCCATGACGATGGCAATGACAAATGCGGCCGCGATGGCGCGCAGCGTGGAAGCGGATTTGGATACGGCGACAACGGGTTCGACGTTCATGCTGAATCTGCCTTGCGACCGAGGAACCTGATGATCAGCTCGCGGATCGCGGTGACGCCGATAAAGCCGATCGCGCCGCCCGCCCCAACGGACAAACTGGAAGGCCAGGCCATCCATTCAATGACGCTGCTGGCCGACAGGCTCAGGCCACCGCACATCAGCGCTTCCAATAAGACGCGCCATTTGTTGGCTTCTTTGCCTTCATAGAGGACACGCAGCATTGAAATGGTTGCGGCCATGATCGCTCCTTGCCAGAGCGGCGTCGTGATGATCAGCCAGACGTGCGCCCAGAAGTCAGGTGTTTTTTCCGGCATCTTCGTCGACATCCGACAGTCCACCCTTTCGGGATCGGCATATGAAAAAGCCCCGGCAAATGCCGAGGCTCGAATTGGGCGATGTCTTTTCCATCAGTCCGCCAAGGCTGCCCCCGAAATGAGGATTGAGGCACCTTGGCTGCCGGTGTTGTTTCCGTCCGCCGCACTTCCTGCTATCGGCGTCCAGGCCCTTCCCCGAAAGGACCACCCTGGCTATGGAATCACGCACCGCGATAAACCTTCAAAGATACACTTGACCATTAGGCCCAATGGGCCTAGTATCTAACACATGGGAAGCGCATACCGCCCGGCCCGACAGCCCCAAGGGGAAGAACAAATGAGCATCGAAATGACCACCGCCGAACTGGAAAAGATTCACTCAGAAATCGCGAAGCTGATGGCCGAAACCAGCAAGCTGAACGCTGAAACCATCAAGTTCCGGTCCGAGTCCCACAAGTTGAATCGCGAAGCCCTCTGGTATCCGCTGGCGATGGCATCGGGTCTGGTCGGTGCGGTAGCCGCAGCGACACTGGCGCTCAGCAAGTACCTCTCCTGATTCAAAAGCCCCGCGAAAGCGGGGTATCTCAAAAGGCAGCTATGAAAACCATCAAGCACTATTCGCCGCCGAGTACAGTCGCTTTGGAAGCGCTGAAGACCCGCCTCGAGCTGACTGGGAATGGCATGGCTGATTTAGCTGGGCTCTCTGACGGGCGGCAATGGCGCAAATACACAGGCGGGGCAAAACCGCGCGAGGTTAGCGCACAAATGCTCTTCTTTATTGCAGCCAGACTCACCCTTGACCCGGATCAGCTTGAGGCGATCTACGCACAAATGCGCGAGATGGGCGCCGAGCTAGATTTCGTCGAATGAACCATCAGGTCGCAACTCTTCAAGCAAGTCGAGGGGCAATGTGGCACGCCTCTCTTGAAGGGTTACGAAGCCCAACTTGCGTGGGTTGCAACACATCCAGCAGGAACAGACCTTGCCGTGATTGGCGAAAATTCCGGCGTTCCGCGGGGATGCTTCCCACTGCTTGGATTTCTGCGCCTGGTGAAACTTCGATTTAATGCGGCGTGTGTCGTGCCGTCGTTGCGCTCTTGTCATATCAGCCTCCAATAGCCAGATATGACGAAGCCCCGGCAGATTTCTCTGGCGAGGCTCGCGACGTAGTCCTACACACGCAGGAATGACAGGATGTAGCGATAATGGCTCATTGGACCAACGACAGTCAAGCAACCGCTGAAACTATCAGGCCTTCATCATCAAGAATGTGCTGAACCTCGGCCAGAGCCTGATTCACCATGCCCTCCAGGCTCTTGCGAATATCACGCCTCCACCGCTCCTGGGTCTTGATCGGACGAGGCTCATCACTCCAGTTGTCCATGTCGTACCAGCCAGCCGGCAGGACGCTGGTGCTGCGCTTGCCTTCCACGCCGGCAAGACGCGGCATTGCCCAGGTCACAATCGCACAGTGACGAAATCGCTCAGGCGCAGGCGACTGGAACTGCTTTACCAGCTCACCTATTGCCGCATGCTTGCGGTCCGTATGGGTCGAGTACTTCGCTACCAAGGCGCGCCAGTGGTGAGCAGCTAGGTTTTTGTGCAGACGGCTGAATACCATACAGTCAACGAGAAAAGCTGCCTCTTTGCCAACGATCTCCCCGTTCTGTTTAGCGGCTTGAACCTTTGGCTCGAAGTCGCACCCACCCGCGCTGTTTATGGTTTCGGCGGCGAGCGCCCTTACTACTGCTGACTGAACGTCGCGATAAAAGCTCATGGTATGCCCCTCAATCCCCGGTGTAATTCGAGCCGCCGGCACCGCGACGGTTGTTCTGTTCGTATTGTTCGTGCGCCCCGCCTTGGCTGTGCCGTGCACGGTTCAGCTCGGCTGCCATGTGGCGCAGCTTCATGTTCAGTTGCGGCACTAGGTCTTCCAGTGGCAGCGCCTCGCCGGTTTCGCGGCACACCCAACCGGAAGCATTGCAGGTGAGGCAGTCCAGATCATGGAAAACGCCCTTGGTGCTGCCGGCGCCGCGGCAAAGGGCGCACTCCATCAACGGCTTCATCTGGCGGCGAAAGTCCGGGCCGTGGCTCTTCTTCATATGTCAGCCCTGCCGCAGAAGCTCGGTACCCACCGGCGGCCAGCCGAACAGCCTCCACACGAATGCCTCTTTCCAGTCGAGCCGGCGCTCGTATCCAAACAGAGTTGTCATTACGTAGCCGCCTTCGCTCTTTTTGATCTGGACTGTTCGCTGGCCCAGACGGTGGCAAAGCTCGCGAATAGTGGCCTTCGAACTGCCGCTTGGAGTGTCATCGTCGTAGGAAAGGCAAGCGCTTATTGCCTGGGCCTTGTTGATCAAATCGCTGTTATTCATGCTTTTGAAACCTCGCCTATGGTTGATTCTTGAATGGGGTCGCAGCCCTTGTGCGACGCGGCTTCCAGCCCGTTACCCGAATTTTCGTTTCCGACTCCCTCCAGACCATGAATCTGGGCGAAACCCTTCAGGTCTAAATGGGAGTGCCACAGTTCGAGGGCAGCACGCTTGCGCTCTTCAACAGTGGTGTGGATGTAGGCCTGCACGTTGTGGCCCATGGCGTGGTTGATCAGCATCTCGCCGATCATGAAGTCGATGCCAAGGTCGGCCCAGCTGGTGCGCGCCAACTTGCGCAGGTCGTGGCTGCTCCACGCACCCTTCCCCAGCCTGGTGAACACGGCGCTGGCCTGGCCTTCACTCATGCCCTTGCCACTGCGGATCTTGTGGGAGCGGAACAGGAAGTCGCCGTCGTAGCCGCTGGCCTGTTGCGCGGCACGGTGCTGAACGAGAAGCGCGCATACCTGAGCGGTCAGCGGCAGCGAATGCTCGACGCGGGTTTTGGTATTCCCTACTGGCAGATACCAGGTGCGGTCGGCGATGCTGATGTGCGACCACTGGGCCTTCCGGGTTTCCCCAATACGCGTGCCGTGACAGAGCATCATCAGGGCGAGCATGGCCGACTGCCGATCCACCACGATCACCCGGGCCAACTGCGCCAGCAGGTTGTCGATCTGCGCGCCACGCAGGCGCCCGGGCTTCGCCTTGATCTTGGTTTTGGAGAAGTCGCTGAATTTGATGGTGGCCATCGGGTTGGTTGAAGTTAGCCCGAGCTTGTGCGCTTGGCGGCACGCAACGACTAGCAGCCCGAAGATCAGTCGCACGAACTCGAGCGAAAGCGTCTCCTGCAATGGCCACATCAGTTGCGTGTCCAGTGTGCCGTGCGTGATGTCGGTCAGCGGCAGATCACCCAGGCGCGGGATCAGGTGGCAGGCGATAGCCGACTTGCTGGTGTCCTTGCGCTTCTTCGAAAGATTGCGGTCGCGGCTCATCCGGTCGGAGTACCAGGCCAACAACTCGCCCAGCGTCGACCAAGGCGACACAGCAGCGCCCGAGGCCGGATCAGCACCCAGGCGCATGCGCAAGTCAGGCAACGCAGCAAGAACGGCCTTGGCAGTCAGGTCGGGATACGCGCCGATGCGTTTCCACTTCTTGCGGACCACCAACGACCAGGTGCCACGCGGGCGAGCCTCAGTGAAGCGGAAGTACAGGCCGGGATGACGTGGATCACGCATCAGAACTGCGCCCGGATCTTCGGCGCGCCGGCGCAGTTCGGCATCAGAAAATGCGATCGCAAGAGTCATGCAGCCACCTGAGTGCGGGGAAGTTTGAGATATGCGGTCAGCGCTTCCATGGCATCGGCGTGACCACGGCAGACGATCGCCAAGTAGCCCTGCTCAGTCAGTGCATGCAGGCACGCGTCTTGGTTCGCGGATACAGGCGAGTCATGCGGCGGCGTGGCCTTGAACTCCAGATACAGACCGAAGAAGCCGCCGTGCGCCATCGGCAGAATGAGGTCGGGGATTCCGGCCTTCACGCCCTGCTTCTTCAACTCGATGGCAACGAGCTTGTGCCGGTGCCCACCATTGGGGACGTGGAAGATCAGCTTGCCAGCCAGCGGATGACGCAGCGCCAGCTCCAACAGCAACGCCTTCTGTTCCATGCCTTCCCAGTCGACTGGTTTGGCTCGCGGCACCTTTGGCTTGAAGGCTTTCAGGGACAGTGGCTTCAAGCGGCCACCTTCCCTTCCGCAACCAGAATGTCGATGGTGCGGACCACGCCTTCCAGATGCATGACACGCAATTCAGCGTGGCTGAATTCGGTCTTCGCCCGGGCGTCGACTGCATCGTGGCAGGCGCTGCAAGACCAGGCGCCCTGCAGGTCGTTTGGCTTCAAGCCAGTGCCACAGCGGGTGCCGGCCATGCGGAAATGCGCGAGAATGGTGGTGTCCGAATCACCATTGCAGATGCCGGGGACACGAATTTGGCAGTCCCGACCGCGCGCCGCCTTTGTCAGCTTGGTCTGTTTGCTCATAGCCAGGTCCCGAACTGATACTCCACTGGCGGAACTGAAGCGTCGTACCCGGCTTCCATAAAGGTAACGAAGCAGCGGGCAACTTTTGCGAGCAGCTTTAAAGTCTTCATTCAGCGTGCCCCTTCGCTTCAGTTTCCAGCTCGATAAGCATCTCAATGAAGTGCTTGGCCTTCTCCAAATCCGCGAGACCTCCCTTCTCGCGCCAGCGCGTCACATATTTGATGACACTGCCCTCTGCGAACGGAATGCTGTTGGCGTGGATGTACTGGATCGGCTGGATCTTCAGGCCTTTGTAATGGCCGCCAGCGACCTGCGTGTCGAGTGCGCTCACGATGCGATCCCCTTTAATAAAGCCTGGAGCTGCTTCAGCTTGCCCAGCGCCTCCGTGTTGCTGTCGCGCTCAACCTCAACCGAGAGCGCCACTTCCTCGATCCGTCCAGCGAGCTTCTTCAAGCGCAATGCCAGTTCGTCACCCAGGGCTACCAATTCAGTGGAAAGCTGGCCCAGGGCATCAAGAGCACTGGGGCTGACCTTCTTGATCGCAATCACTGTGTTGCTGGATGGCAGCGTCATTTCTGGCTCACTTTTGGATTTGGTCGAGACTGGCGAACGCTGGAAAACGCCGCTTCGTGGCTCACGGATAAGGCCTTGGTCTTTCAACTCACCCAGGCAACGGCGGACGGTTCGGGTGTCTGCGGCAGTGCTGGTGGATCGGAGCGCGCCATAGATCGCAGAGGCTTCCAGCATTCTTGGATTGGCACCATTTCGAACACTTTCCGGGCAATGGCGGACTGTCCGGCGAGCAGCACCTGGTGACGCGATTCGCTCATGGACATCAGAAACGCTCCTTGCTGGCGTAGCGATTGGCGAGGCTGGTCACCTTCTCCACCTTCGGTGGCGCGACCCAGCTACCCGAGAGCTGTTCAAAGCGGCTGTATTGCCCGAGAAAAGCGGTGCGCACGGTACCGGTCTCGATGTCGCGGCCCTTGCCGATGATGATTTCTGCGATGCCTTTGGCTTCGCTGTTCTCGTTGTAAACCTCGTCCCGGTAGACGAAGAGGATGATGTCGGCGTCCTGCTCAATCGCCCCGGACTCGCGCAAGTCGGAGTTGATGGGGCGCTTGTTGGGCCGCTCTTCACATTTACGGGATAGCTGGCTGAGCAGAACCACAGGCACCTGAAGCTCCCGTGCCATGTTCTTCGCGCTGCGGGTCATGTAGCTGACTTCCTGCTCGCGAATAGCGCCGGTGAGGTCTGAATCGAGAAGCTGTAGATAGTCGATGGCGATCAAGTCAAGGCCATAACGGCGTTTGTGCCGGCGGGCGGCTGATCTGATGCGGTTGATGGTCATGCCCGCACGGTCAGAAATGAACAGGTTGGCATTCTTGATCTTCCCAGCCGCCGACATCAGCTCCGCGCCGAAATCGTGCGGGGCTTTCCCGTTCTTGATCAGTTGCAGCGGGACTCGACCTTCCGACGCCATAAACCGATCCATCAACTGGGTCTGGCTCATCTCCAGGCTGAAGACCATCACGCTTTTTTTCTGCCGGATCGCTGTTTCGGAAACGATGTTCATCGCCAGGGTGGTTTTCCCCATCGCTGGGCGGCCGGCGATAATGATCAGTTGCTCAGGCTTCAGCCCCTGGAGTTTCTCATCGAGGTCTGGGATACCAGTCGACAAGCCATCGATCCCATCACCACGATCAGCGCGGGCTTGGAGGACTTCGATGTAATCGTCAAGAATGTCCTCGGCTTTGATCACCTCTGCAGTGGCCGACTCCCCTTCCAGCGCCAGCGCCTCGGACTGGGCATAAGCGATCTTGTCGGCGGTCGGCTGGTCGCTGAAAGCAATCTCATTGATGCGAGCGCCAAGACTGATCAGCGAACGGTCCAGGCTGCGTTCGCGAACGGTATCGGCGTAGGAACGAGCATTCGCTACGCTCGGCGTGTTCTTGACGATTTCCGCGGCATAGGCAATTGCGCTCCCGCCTTCCATAAATTCTCCGATGCGCGAACCGACGGTGACGGCGTCGACAGGCTTGCTTTCAGAGTGCAGGGCCAAGATTGCGCGAAACATCTCCGCATGGTCAGCAAGGTAGAAATCTTCTGCGGACATATCCGCTGACAGGATGTCGATCAGTTCAGGACGGAGCATCATCGCGCCCAGAACGCTCTGCTCGGACTCGAGACTGTAGGGATCACGCATTGTAATTTCCCTCAACGACCTTCACGAAGTTGCTCGGGGCAATCAACCAGTCGAAGCTGCATCGGAACGGGCTATCAGCGACTTTGCCCATCAGGAACTGGCTTGAGCGGACAAGGGCGAAGTACTCCGCCCAAAACTGCAGGTCCTGGTGCACAACGCTTTCACTCCAGCGAGCGCTGATTTTCGAAACCCGATCCTTGGTCACCAGCACGACCCGAGGAAATTCCGGGATAGTCGCGTTGAACAAATCCACGATTGCCTGAACCGGGCATTTCGCCTTCGAAAGTTTCGGTGTTTGGTCATCGCCGACAAGAGGTGATGGTTCACTTGACGGTTCTATTACGGTTCTGGGTGCGGCTGCTGCGGGGGTTTGTGTCGTCAGCTGCGGGGGTGGTGGTGCATCTGCTGCGGGGCGCATCTCCTGCGGGGGTGCATATGATGCGGGGGTAAGCGTGTAAACAGTCGACCGCCCCATCCGCTCACGGACTTCCAACAATCCGACTTGAGCCAGCCACTTGATGGCGGTCTGCACTGTCCGCTCACCAAGGCAGGTCCTCTGAGCGATACGAGCTACGGACGGCCAGCAAAAGCCCTCGTCGTTTGCATTGTCAGCCAGAGATATCAGGACAGCCTTTTGCGGTCCGCTCATACCCTGAAGGGGCCAGCAGGCGCTCATGATGATGGTGCTCAATTGCTTTGCTCCAGCATGTAGGCCGCCCACAACCCCGCGACCCACTGCACGCCTTTGGCGGTGAAGCGAGCCTGGGCAAAAGCATGTCCGTTGGCTTCGCTGGTGCCAGTCTTGAGTTCAAACCGTTTTGCAGCCTGGTGCTGGCTGGACGGGGTAAGAACACCACCGAGGTAATACATGACGCCCTTATCCAACAGCATCTGCCGGAACTGGCGCTCTTTGGCGTTCAGCAGTTTGGCGACTTGACGAAAGCCCATTGAGCCTCCAGCGTCTACGTACTGGTCGACGAATGCGGCCTTAGGAGCGGCAATTCGCAGCTCCTGAGCTGCAGCCTGTTGCAGTTCGAACTGTTCAGCCCAGGCCCGTGCGGCAGCTGCTGGATTGGAGAAATCAGGAAGAGATGGCATCTGCTGCGATTCAAGCTCAGCCCATCGGTCAACCAGCGCAGCCGTGAATTCGGGACTCAGTTGCGCGACGATGATGAAACTGTCGCGTTTGCATATCTGGTATTCCGTAGCTGGCCGACCCAAGCCGTCGAGGTATTCCACCGCTGGTGGAACACTGATAGTCCGGCGCTCAACGAGACGCTCAACCGTCCGCTTTACACTGTCGTGCCGGGAACCGACCAACTCTGCAATCTCGCGAGACGACATAACCTGACGCGACATATTTCGTACCCCAGCCATAACTGACGAATCAGCGGCCCTATTGCTCGGGATGGATGTTGTGTGCATAATCGACCTCGCAAACGCTGTAGAAAGAGCCGACCTGACCGTCGGCTTTTTTGTGCCTGTAATTCAGGCGATGTAGGTGTCCGGCGCATCCGTGGTAGCTTTTGGCTTCCACACGAAAAGGCCTTGGAGGCCCGACATGAAAATTGAAGGAGTCATTTTCGGTTACCACCCTCATCTACCGCGCTACGCCGTCCGGACTGATCACGGCTATTCGGTTGTTGATGTTGAGGATGGAGAGGTGAGCATCCATGACGTGGTGTTCGGCGCACTTGAGGATCACGGTCAGGTCGTTCTGACAAACCGCACCACCGGAGAAGAAGTTGAAGTTTGTGTCGAAGCAGTTCACGCCAGCCGAGAAGCTGCCGAAGCTCTGCTTCGAAGTAGATAACGCCAGGCTCGGGCTTCTTCACGATCAAGCCACCTTCACGGATTGCTTGAAGACTTCAAGGCTGACGATTACCTCATCGGCCTCTTTGATCAGTTCCGACTTTTCACGCGAGCACACGTGGCCATCCGCCTGGGCGTCATGCGCTAACCGGGTCACGTCCGCCAGATCTACGTGCAGCCGCATCAGTGCCGAGTTCAAATCAGTCGGCACCGGCTTTTCACGGGCAACCAAGTCAAAACCGAACTCCGATGCCAATGCTGCCAGGGGCCGCATGTCTTTGGTGTGCAGCAGCAAGGCGTACAAGTGTTTAACGTTGAACCAGGCGCCGTCGTAATTCGCGTTGGCACGCTGAAGCAGGCTTACCGGCGGCATGTTCATGAGCGTCGCGAGGCTCTTCGTCTCAGCCTCTTCAACCACCGCGTCACAGGCCTTCAGAAAACTTTGCATTCATAAAACCCCGAGTTTGTTTATGTGGCGGCGTGCCATCACGCGTATCAAGATGTGTCCCATGGAGCGGAACTACAGGGACGCCTACTCAGGCCACCATTTCGGCCCAAGGAAATGCGGGACAAAGGGACTCTTTTTTAAAAGCGCCTTCCGTTTGATCTTCAGCCCGCTTGGCAATGACAGGAGACATGCCGTGCTTGCCC